CCGCAAATATTTCTTTGCCGAATACATACCATTCAGGCATACGCACCGCACCAAAGCATAGATTCTAGTATTCATGTGCCATGCCAAAACCAAAAACCGCCACGACCCGAATCTTCAGGTCATGGCGGTTTTCGTCACTGTGGCTTGCCGTTCTCCGTCCGCTCCCTTTCCCTGAGCTCGATCAGCAACCTTTTGACAAAAGGCCGGAGGACGTCCTCGATATCCAGCTGATACCTTTCCGCCAGATGTTCGAGGATATCATAGGGGATCTGGATGCTGTTCTTGTCGCCGTGCAGACCGGCCATGCGGCCCAGCCCGTAGGCCTCAATCCGCACCTCCATGGGGTCCATATCCTCGCGCCAGATCCGGTACATCCTTTCCCTGCGCCTTTTCGTGAGCGCGTTGGAGATCAGCGCGATGACGGCGCTGACGGCGAGGCCCAGCACCAGCAGGGCCGGAATCGCGAAGGCGGGCGACGCGTACTCCTGGATGTGGTAGATGTCCTCCCAGCCGCCGTTGGCCTCGCCGATCACCAGCACCTCGACCGTGTACACGATCAGGTAGGCGCAGAAGGGCGCGCAGCCGAGCAGGCAGTGCTTCCAGGTCAGCAGGTGGCCGTTCTCCATCTGGAAGAAGGACAGCAGGATCAGCAGCGGGCAGACCACATGGGTCACCCAGTTGGAGTCCCCGAAGGCGCCCCGCGGATGCACCCAGCTCATGAAGCCGAGCACGAAGACCATGACGATCGCGATGGAGGTGGCGGCCACGTAATGCAGGATGGCCACCCATTTGGGCAGGATGAACCGCTTCCTTCTAATGCCCTCCACCGTGTAGGGAAACACGAAGGCCACGGACAGGGCCGCAAACAGATTGGAGAGCATAGTGAAGTGGTTGAAGGAGAGAAAGGCGTTCTCCCCCAGCACGGTGACGGTGAGATCCACCCCCGCGATGATGCCGTAGAAGGCAAAGACCAGGGACAGGATGCCGCTGACCAGGGCGATCACGCTGCGGCGCTTCAGGAAGACCGTCAGGTATTCGCGGGCCGGCGAATGCTGTTCCGCGCGCGTGTTCATCATGCTTCACCTGCTTTTCTCGCCGCGATGGCGTCGGCATAGACCTGCAGCATGGCGCCGGCAAAGGCGTCGCAGGAGAAATCATCCGCCTTCCGCGCCGCGCAGTCTCCCATCTCCGCCCGCAGTCTGTCGTCGCTGAGGATCTCTGCCGCAAAGTCCACAAACTCCGCCTCGGTGCGATAGGTCATGCCGTTTTTGCGCTGCTCCACCACGCCCACCAGGCACGCGTCGTCCCGGCACACCAGCGGCAGACCGCAGACCATTGCCTCGTCATAGGTCATGCCCTGCACCTCAAAGGTGGACGCCGACACGAACACATCGCCCGCGTCATAGTACTGCCAGACGTCCTCCGCGGGCACTCTCCCGGCAAAGATCACGCGGTCGGTCAGCCCAAGCTTCCCGGTCAGCCTCTCCAGCTTCTGCCGATAGGGCCCGTCGCCGACGATCAGGAACTTGGTGTCGGGCACTCTTTTCAGCAGCCCCGGGAGATAGGCGATCAGCTCCTGAATGTTCTTCTCCTTGCTGAGCCTGGACACCGTCACCAGCACGCCCGTCCCGTCGCCGATGCCCAGCGACGCCCGGAATGCGCGCCGCGCCTCCGCGGTGAAATGCCTCTGGTATTTCTCGATCTCCATGCCGTTGGGCACCACGGTGATCCGGTCCCGCACCGCGTCCAGAAAGGGAAACGCGGCCGCCTTGTGCGAGGGCGTGGTCACCCGGTCCGCGCAACGGTAGAGGAGCTTCCCCGCCGTCCGCATGAGGGCTTTCACGGGGGCTGTCGTCTTCAGCCCGTGAAAGATGAAGTGGCCGTAATCCGTGTGGCACGTCATGACCACCGGCGCATGGCCCTGCCGTTGGACGCGCAGCGCCAGGCAGCGCGCCGATCCCTCGGTCTGGATGTGGATGACGTCGGGCTGCCACGCCTCCAGCTCCCTCAGCAGCGGATCCCGCACCGCAAAGCTCATGCGCATATCCGGATAGAAGAGCGCGGGAAAGGATCGGATGAAGAAATCGTCTCCATCCCGGAACGAGCGGTGGCAGTTGGAGAGGGCCAGCACCCTGACCTCGTGCCCGCAGCCGCGCAGCCCGGCGCTCAGGGCCAGCACGGACGTCGCGACCCCGCCCAGATTGTATCGATAGCCATCGGTTGCAATGAGAACTCTCATGGATACACCCTCGTCAACGGCATTCACGGGCTCCTCGCCCACGGAAATGATAGCATAATCCGGGACAGAATGCCAGATGGAGAGGGCCTCTTTCTTTCCGTTCCTCCGCCGCTACGGGTTCTCCGGGCCGCCGTCCCCGTCCCGCACCTCCGGCAGCCCCGCCAGGCTCGTCATCAGGCTCAGCAGTCCCGCCAGCGCCGCGGCCGACGCCAGCACGCCCCAGTCCACCTCCGCCAGCACCGCCGAGGCGCTCAGGGTCGCGGCGGCGGTCTGCGCCATGGTGCGCACCGCGCGGATCAGGGCGGCCCGCAGCCACCGCAGCCAGTGCGGCTGTCCGGACGTCTTCACGCTCTCGGTCATCCGGCCTCACCCGCCTTCCGCGCCCGGGCGTCCAGCAGGCTCTCCAGGCGGCACACGCGCTCCACCAGCTGGCTGAGGCGGCTCACCTTCTCCTCCAGCTGCCACAGCCGCCAGTCCGTCAGGCGCTGGGCCGTCAGCACGCCCATCAGCGAGCCGCACACCGTGCCGCCCACGGACACCAGGGCCGTCACCAGGCTCTCGCTCATCCGCGTCCCTCCTTCGCCTCCAGGGCCTCCACCCGTTTCTCCAGCGCCTCCACGCGCTCCTCCGTGGTCATCAGCCCCAGCGGCGTGAGGAAGCTGCTCATCATCCAGCCCTCGTCCTCCCGCCACCGGACGCGGTGCCACCTGTCCCCCACCCCGAGGATCTCCACCTGCATCCCCCGGGGCAGGCGGCGCAGCACCGCGGCCTTCGTGTCCGGCGCGGCCCGCAGCCGCACGGTCTCCCCGTCGGGGCACACGACCATCGCCAGCTCTGCCGTTTCGCTCTTCAGTCCATTCACCTCTTTCACCTTGTCTTTTCCGCCCGTCAGCAGGCGGTTGATGTCCTCTCCGTAGTCCAGGGCGTCCCACAGCCCGACGCGGTTCCAGCCGCCCGGGATGCTCCGGCCCGTGAAGGCGCTCTCCGCCACCCGGCCCAGCTTCTCGGAGGCGTGCACCGCGCCCTTGCCGCGGCCCGTCGCCACGCCCATGTGGCTCGCGTTGCCCAGGCCGTCGTGGTAGCCCCGGGCCTTTTCGCCGCCGTCCTCCTCCAGGATGAAAAGGAAGGCACCCGGCGGCACCCGGCCGAAGCGCCGGACGCAGGCCTCCGGGGTGCCGCGCCAGGTCATCCGTCGCCACCAGGCGTTGCTCCCGCGCAGGTTCACGCGGAGGCCCACCTCCCGCAGCATGGCCTCGCACAGCGCCTGGCAGTCCATCCGGCTGTAGGGCGTGCCCAGAAAGCCCTCGCCCGCCGCGGCGAAGGCTGCCGCCAGGGGATTCCTTCCCTCAGCCATACATCCTCCACCGGCTCCAGTCCTTCTGGGCGGGCACGGCGGCGGAGAGCCTCGGCCTGCGGCTGCCCAGGGTCAGCACCACGCGGCGCGGGTCGCGCACGAGATCCGGCCAGGACCGCGTCGTCACCCGGCAGCGCAGCTCTCCTGTCCAGGGCCCCGGCAGGCGGTCGGTCGGGATCACGCACAGCCGCCCCGGCGTGAAGCGGTCGGCGTCCTCGCCGGTCTCGGCGGAAAGCTCCCGCGCCTCCGCCCGCACAGACAGCACCGGCTCGCTCAGCCGCGCCAGCTCCTGCAGGGCCAGGTTCTTCAGCTGGGCGGCGCTGTCCACGTCCGGGCGGGAAAGCATGCGCGAGGCCACGCCGTAGGCCGGGCTGTCCGTCAGCCGCACCCAGGGGTCGCCGCCGTTGACGCCGCGCACCGTCAGCCCGTCCTTGCCGATGGGATACATGCGGCTGCAGTAGTCGGTCAGGTCGGCCTCGCAGTTGAGGGAGATGAGACTCCGGCCCGCGCTGAGGACGCAGGGCGAACTCTCCGCCGCTGCGATGCGCAGGCCCCAGGGCGGCCCGTCCCCGCCGACCTCCAGCCGCCAGCCCTCGGGCAGGCTCGCCAGCACCGTGCTCACGGCCTCCCACACCGTCACCGCGACAAAGCCGGTCCGGCTGATGGCGGCGTCCGTCCCGGCGGAGGCGAGGGTCATCGGCGCGCCGCCATTTGCCAGCAAGGTGCGCACCGCGGCGGAGACGGTCGTGCCCACGCTCACGGCGTAGGGCAGGACGCAGTCGCACAGGCAGGCCAGGCAGTGCTCCAGCTCCAGCCGCAGGCGGCCGCCGCGCCCGGTCTCCGTCATCGCCCGGGTCACGCGGAACACGCCCAAATCCTCGTCCGCCCCGTTCCAGAGCCGCACCATCCGGCCCACGCCGACCGCCGGCCCGCCGGCGAGCGCCATCACCGCCGTGGCGATGCCGCCCGCCTCCTCCCGCACCGCCAGGGAGACGGGGGTCAGCGGCGCTTCGGGCCGGTAGGCGCCGTCCAGCAGCAGGGGCTGCTTCACCGCGTCATGGCTCACAGAAACCGCCCCCTCGCCGTCAGCAGCGCCTCGCAGGCGTCCCCGCGCAATCGCACCGTCACGCTGCCCGGAGCGGCCCGCAGGCTGTCCGCGCTCCCGGCGGATCGGCAGGCGAAGGCGCTGCGGGCGCTGCCGTCCGTGCCCTCGATGCGCCAGCCCCGGCGTCCCTCCGCGTCCGCCCCGAAGACCAGCGCCTCGCCCGCCGCCATGCCCAGGCCCATGAAAGCCACCGTGTCCCCGCCGACGGTCAGCGTCACCGCGTCGAGGCCGCCCGCCCCGGCGGTGAGGCGCGCGTCCACCTCGGTCTCCGCCTGGCCGGACATGGCGAGGATGCCGACGGTTTCGCCGCCCGTGTGGGAGAGGGCCAGGGTGTCGGGCGTCTCGCTCTCCCACCAGGGCGTCCCGAAGGCCGTGAACGCCGCCCAGAGGCTCTCGTTCCAGCGCAGGGCGCTCCACGCGGGCCAGGCGGTGCAGCGCACATGCAGCCGCTGTCCGGGCCGATCCGACCAGGTGAGCAGGCCGCCCCGCGCCCAGGCCGCCGCGAGGCTCAGAGCCTGCGCCCGCCGCCTGCGGTTCACCTGCCGCATGCGGAAGCCCACGCGCACGGTCAGCTTTTCCCGCCGCAGTCGGGTCAGCCACAGCCCGTCGAGACCCGCGCGGGGCTCCGTCTCCGCAGCCAGAGACGCGGCCTCGGTCACGTCCGTCACCACCAGGCCCTCGGCCAGGGTGTCCAGGCGGACGCCGTCCAGGGCGACCCAGCCGCAGACGCTGCCGGTGTTTATCGTGCCGCTCATGCGTTCCACCTCCTCAGGGTGGCCAGGCGCGCCAGCTCCTCGTCGAGGGCGGGAGCCAGCAGGGCGGCCAGCTGGTCGCGCTCCGCGGTGGTCAGCCGCGAAAAGGCGGGGCGATCCGCCTCAGGCGGAGGGGATGCAGCCTGCCTGGGTTCTGCCTCCGGAGCTTCCTCCGGGGCCTTTCTCTTTCGTTTCAGTCGGTCTGTCCAGCTCATGGGTTCACCTCCAGCCAGGTCACCTGCCAGGGGCGCTCTGGCTCTTCCGTCGGTTCTTCCGGTACCGTTGTCATGACCGTGAAGACGCAGGGGATGCCCTTGCCTCCCGCGCCGGAGTCCAACCGCAGGCCGTCCTCGCACAGGGCGTGGGCGAAGCGCACCGCGGCCAGGCCGAAGGGTGTGCGGCCCATCCACAGCAGGGCGGGCAGCGCCTCCGGGCCCGGGGTGGGCGGGCCGGCCGTCCACACGGTCTCCTGCGCCGACGCGGTCACCCCGGTACCGGGCGCGGCCAGGGCCAGCAGGGCGGGCGTCGCGCGGTGGATGGTCAGCTGCAGCCGCACCCGCTGACCGTCCGAGGCCAGGCTGCCGGCCTCCAGGGCTCTCGCGCCCACCGAGAGGTCGCACCAGATGTTCTCGCAGGTCAGCGATCCCGTAAGCGTCCGCGCGATCACCGCGTCCGCATCGCCAGCCTCCGCCCGCGCCCAAAGCGCGCTTAGGTTTTCCGCCGTTGTGGGCACGGTCATCAGGCACCCGGGCCCCAGGGGCAGGCGCAGGCTGTGCGGCGCGGCGTCCGGCCAGAGCTTCAGCTTCTCAGCGCGCATCCGCATGCACCTCCATCCGCAGCACAGCCCGGGGCGGCTGCCGGGCGTCCCACTCGGCACGGCTCTCCGCCGGCGTCAGGGCGAGGCAGCCGCTATCACCCCGCAGCAGCACGCCCGGGAAGGGGATCAGCCCCCGCAGGGCCTCCAGCGCCGCCACGCAGCCCGCGTGATCCGCACACCACACCCGCACGGTGGCCTCGCCGCCGTCTGTGCCCATGCGCAGCTCCCAGGTCACCCGGGGCAGCGGCGCGGTCTCCGGCGCGAAGCCCTCCTCCCATGCCGGCAGGTGCAGGCCGCCCAAAAGCTCTGTCAGCAGCCTCCTGGCCTCAGTCTCCGGCAGCATCCGTCAGCGCCTCCCTTCTCTCCACGGGCACCTGGGCGAAGGCGGGCCGCATCCGCGCCGGGGTCTCCATGTCCGTGCTGTCCCCCAGCGCGCGGAAGACCACGCCGTCCCGCACGCGCCTGACCAGCATGCGCGGGCGCAGACGCACCGACCGGTCGTGCACCAGCATCGGCTGCGCTTGGCCCGAGACGCCGCCGGCAAAGCCCTCCAGCCTGCCGCCCGCCGCGGTGACGCCCCCGCGGAACGCACCGCCCGTGTCCTCCGTCCAGGTGACGGCCGTGCCGCCCATGCCGTCGTCGGTCTCTGCGGGGCGCAGCAGGGTGAAGGCCTCCATGTAGTCGCTCAGCACAGCGGCACCTCCTCCGCCATGCGCCGCCAGGGACGGAGCTGGGCGGCGAAGGCCCCGCGCCAGTCCGGCGTCAGGCCCAGGGCGTTGGTGGGGTATTCGACGGCATATGCGCCGAAGCTCTCCCGCTTCACGCCGGGCTGGGCCTCGGTCTCCGCCCAGGCGGCGATCTCCCCGCACAGGCGCAGGAAGTCCTCGGGCGGGCTGAGCAGCCACACCGCGCCGGTGAAGCCCTCGTCCGCCGCGCCGGGCAGGCGGCCCTCCGCGTCCAGCTGGTGGATGCCGTCGAAGCGGAGGGAGCCCTCGACGGCGATCCAGTCGCCCGGGAGGAGGGCGTCGAGGTTCAAGCGGCCGCCGGTGAGGGTGAAGGCGCCCTCCCAGCGGGCTTTGGGGAAGGCGTTGGAGACTTCGCGCATCACATCGGGGATTGTGATGGTCATGTGTGTTCACCTCGCTTGCTGTTTGATCACGGGGATGTGACCCCATCCCCCTTCCCCGCAAGCGGGGAAGGGGAGTTTTTTTAGATATCGTGTGGGGGAGATTTCTTGCCCTTGAATTGTCAAGTCAAGTGCAACGAAGTACCAAAGAAAACTTCGAAGGGGGACTTCCAGCCGAG